GCACCCCCGTTCTTCCGACCCGTCTATGAACCGTCGAAACGCCGCCTCACCTACCCCGGTGGTGCGCAGCAGTTCCTCTACTCCGCTGACGAACCCGACCGCCTCCGTGGCCCGCAACACCACTACGGGTGGATTGATGAACTGGCAGCGATGAAACGTGGGCAGGGAATGTGGGACATGCTCTCGTTGGGGTTACGCCTCGGCGAGCACCCCCGCTCCCTCGTCACCACCACCCCACGCCCCCACAAGTGGTTACGGCAGATCCTCAAAGACACCCAAACCGTCATCACCGGGGGATCCACCTACGAAAACTTGGACAACCTGGCACCCACGTTCCGCCGCACCATCCTCCAACGGTATGAGGGCACCCGGCTGGGACGGCAGGAGTTGCACGCTGAACTCCTCGACGATGTTGAGGGTGCCCTGTGGACGCTGGCGATGATTGATGACGCCCGCCTCGCTGAAGCCCCACCCGTGGGCCGCATCGTGGTTGCTGTCGATCCGGCTGTCACCGCTGGACCCGACTCCGATGAGACGGGCATCGTCGTGGTTGGTACCGTCCTCGGCTCCGAACCTACCGAGTTCGTTGTTCTCGCTGACCGGTCCGGCAGGTACTCCCCGCAGACGTGGGGTGAACTGGCCGGTCGCACCGCTGATGAGTTCGGTGCTGACGCTATCGTTGCTGAGACGAACCAGGGCGGTGACCTCGTGAAAGCAACCCTTGCTCTCGCCTCACCGTGGGCCAGGTACCGCCCGGTTCACGCCCGCGACTCGAAACGGGTCCGTGCTGAACCCGTCGCCGCGTTGTACGAGCAGGGCAGGGTTCACCACGTCGGTGCGCTGCCCCTCCTCGAAGAGCAGTTAGCCACCTGGGTGCCGGACAAGGGTAAGTCCCCTGACCGGGTGGATGCCCTGGTGTGGGGGATCACCGACCTCGCCAACTCCGATGTGCCGAAGGCCCGCAGGGTCAGAACGTGAGGAACCAGTGAGCGACAAAGACCTCATCGCCACAGCCGGGAAAGCCCTCGCCAACCGGGAGTTGCAAGCCAGGTACCTGTACTACCTGGGGAAGCAACCACGCATCTGGGTGACCCCGAAACTTCGGGCGATGTTCCGCACGTTGGCTGATTCGATGAATGAGAACTACTGCGACCTCGCCATCCACTCCCGCACCACCCGCATGGAAGTCACCGGCTGGGAAGGCACCGGTGCAGCAGCAGCGGAGCAACTGTGGGATGACACCCGCATGGGGAAACGCCAAGCCGACCTGTACCGGTGGGGGTTGGTGTACGGCCACACCTACCTGATCGCCGCCGAGGAGGACGGGGGACCGGTCCTGGCCCCGCAACGCCCCACCATCCTGTGGCACCGCCCCGACGCTGAGGACCCCACCAACGTGGAGGTCGCCGTCAAGTACTGGTTCACCCGTGGGGTGTGGCGGGCCACCATCTATGATGAGGACGAGATCCGCCGATACGTCTGCCCCCAGGTGCGGCAGAAACCGTCGAAACGCCCCGACGCCAACTCATTCATGCTCGATGAGGAGGAGCCGGGTGGGCCGCACGGCTTCGACCGTGTCCCTGTCATCCCCGCGTACCCGTTCGGGGCGGAAGCACCCTGCCTCATCGACACCATCTCCCCGGTGCAGGACCGCATCAACAAGATCGGGGCCAACAAGTTCATCGCCGCCGAGTTCGGGGCGTTCCGCCAACGGGTGTTCTTCACCCGGCAGGCCATCGATGACAACGACCTCATCCAGCAGCCGGACACGGCGCTGATCCTTGACCCCGGCGACCCGAACAACCCCACCCGTGTGCAGGAAATGTCCGCCACCGACCTCGCCAACTACGACAACGCGAAAGCGGCGGAGATTGATTCGCTGTTCACGTTGGCGTTGCTCCCCCGCCACCTCCGCATCTCCGGGTCATCAGCGCAGGCACCATCCGGCAGGGCCATCAAAGCGGATGAGGGGCCGATGGTGGAGGCCATCATCGACCACCAACGGGAGTTCGGGGAAGCATACGAGGACGCCCTCACCCTCCTCGGGATTGAGGCGGAACCGGTGTGGCGGTCACCTGTCACCGACGATGAGATTGACCAGGCCACCACGGTCCGTGGCTTCACCGACGCTGGGGCCCCCTTGAATGAGGTGTTGAAGCGGTACGCCGGGTGGACCGATGAAGACCTCACCGCTGAAGGTGGGGCTGAGGTGGGTGGGCCGGTCACCCGCCCTGACGCCACAGGTGCCGCCCTGCTGCAAGCGTTCTCCGCCGCACCCGCCGAAGGGTAACCGGTGGCGAAACCACCCGACCAGTTCCCCGGTCTGGACCCGAAAGCGTGGGACCGGTTCGCCAAGAATGTGGGCCGCGCGTCAGCACGGGATGTGGAGCGGCTCCTAGCCGGAACCCTGACCAGGGGCAAGGAGGCCCGGTTGCGGTCCCTCGCCGAATCGTTGAAGCAGTTGTACGGGCTGACCACCGACGAGGCGTGGGTGGCCGCACGCACTGTCGGTTCCACATCCACACGGTTATCCACAGCGTTGGATGGTGTGCTGTCACAGATACCGGCGTCCACGATGCGGGCGGTCACCGACTCAGCCGCGTGGGTCGCAGCCGGTGGAGCCCCCGTCGTGTTATCTGAGGGGGCGGTGTCATCAATGGTGGCCCGCACCGCCCAGGCGATCACCGCTGACTGGACCCGCCTCGCCGCCGCCACCCAACGGGGCATTGTCACCACCCTGCAACAGTCCATGTTGTCCGGGGTGGGTGCCAGAGGTGCGGCCACCGCCATGTACCAGGGCACCTACGGTCAGGTCGGGTTGACATGGGGGCGTTGCCAAACGATTGCCCGCACCGAAATGGCCGACGCCTACCAGGCCGCCAACCTGGCCACCTACCGCCTGGCCGGGGTGGAGTACTACGAATGGTTCGCTAACGGTGGCCCCCGCACCTGCGCCATGTGTTTGGCGTTGCACGGCACCGTGTTCCCCATGACCGAACTCCCCGACCAGCACCACAACTGCCGCTGTGAGATGCTGCCCGTGTTCAACAACGAGATGCGGAAAGTCACCCCTGACTGGCGGATACCCGGCACCAGGGTCCCCAACTCGACCATCGCGGGGCGGTTACCGTCGACCTGGCAGGTACCCGCCGACCCCCGCGACCTCATCCGTTTGCAGGATGTGCCGGGGTGGCGGCCTGTGAAGGTGTTGGTGAAGCCGTAGCGTGGGCGCTAACAGGTCAACCACCAACGGAGGTACCATGACCATCGAGCAAGGAAGCGAGCCGCAGGGCGAGCCGACCGCGAAGCCGCAGGGCGACGCCGCACCAACCACGCCACCGCAGGGTGAGCCGCCGAAGCCGCAGGGCGGGGCAACCGGAGACGACCACGACTGGAAAGCCGAAGCCCGCAAGTGGGAGAAGGCAGCCAAGAAGGACGCCACCGAGAAGGCCAAAGCAGAAACACAACTCCAAGCGATCAAGGACCTGGCGGCAGGTAAGGACGCGCAAACCACCGAGGCTGAGCAGCGGGCGGCACGCGCCGAACTGGAAGCCACCAAGTACCGGATCGCCTACGAGGCGGGCCTGCCCCCTGACCTTGCCGTCAGGTTGGCCGGCACCACCGAGGCAGAGTTGAAGACGGATGCTGAGGCCCTCGCCAAGTACGCCGGGAAGAAACCGAAGTCTGACGCCCGCGCCGACGACAACGGTGCATCTGCACCAACCACAGACAAGAACGCGATGCTGAGGCAAATAGTCACAGGTCGCTAAACAACGGGAAGGCATCACAATGGCAAGCATTGAGCGCACCGACTTGGAGGACGCGTTTGCCGTAGCGTTGTCGTCCAACGTCATCGAGTACGCGACCCAAACATCCGCCGCCCTCCAGGCGTTCCCCACCCTCCCTATGGGAACCGCGACGTACCGGCAGCCGGTCCTCGCCGCACTCCCCACGGGTGGGTTCCTGTCCGCCGACCAGGATGTGAAACCGTCGAGCAAGGCCATCTGGGATGGTGTTCTGATGACCGCCGAGGAAGTCGCGGTCATCGTTCCCGTGTCAGAGTCGGCCATCGCTGACGCCAACTTCGATGTGACCTCAGCGGTGGAGCGCCTCATCGGTCAGGAGTTCGCCCGCATCCTCGACGCCGCCGTGTTCTTCGGGACCGGCGCCCCCGCGTCGTGGCCGACGGGTGGCATCTATCAGGCCGCCATAGGTGCGTCACCAGCGCAGAAAACGGAATACGTGGCGAACATCGCCGACTCCTACAACGCCCTGTACGGGCTGGTGGAGGAAGTATCCGACGTGACGCATGTGTTCTCATCGAAGTCGGTGCGGTCGATGCTCCGTGGGCTGAAGGACACCAACGGTGTCCCGATCTATGTCCCCACGATGGGTACGGCGAACGTGTCCGCCATTTACGGCATCGAGAACCGGTACCCCCTCGGGTGGGACAAGACGAAGGCGCTGTCCCTTGCGGTTGACTCCGCATCGGTGGCGCTCGGTATGCGGCAGGACCTCACCATCAAGATTCTGGACCAGGCCACCATCACCGGGTTCGGGAACTTGGCGGAGAAGGACTCCATCGCGATCCGTGCGGTCATGCGGCCCGCGTTCCAGATCGCGAACCCCGTCTCGTTGGATGCTGGCGCACGCAAGTACCCGTTCGCCGCCATCGTCAACGAGTCCTAAGGAAGACGCCGGGGCGGGTGCGTTATCCCCCTTCCGCACCCGCCCCGAGCGCACACCGTACTAAGGAGACTTGATGGCCGTCTATCCGACGATCCCCCCGATGAAACCGCACCAGGCGTATGACCCGACCTCGGGTGCGACGACCGCGTGGGAGGGTGCTGGTCTACCCGACTATGACGCCCCCGCATCGGTCACCCTGACCGCCCCCACCACTGGCACGAAGGTGGGTGCCATCACGTTCACCGCGACGATGCCCGCCGCCGTGTACGAGGACTGGGCGGGTACGGACATCGCCAAGGTTGAGTTCTTCGGCACCAATGATGCGAAGGTCACCAAGATCAGTCTTGGTTCGGACACCACCGGTGCCGTGTCCGGTGTTGACCCTGACCGCATTTACACCTTCACCGGCTCGTACTCCACCGTCCCGTTGGCGAATGGGGTGTGGGCTGTGTTCGCCCGCGCCTCCGATGCTTCCGGGAACACCGTGGACTCAGGCTCGGTCAACATCACCACGAACAACTAGGAGTAGTCATGGCCGAGTTCCCCACCATCCCCCCGTTGGATCCCGCTGACACGTTCAACCCGACCACCGGGCACGGCGAGCCGGACACGTCAGGTAGTACCGAGGTGAAGGTCACCGCCCCCGCGCACAATGCGACCGTGGCGGGTGCTTCCGTCACCTTCACCGCCACCTGTGCTGACGATGGGGACGCGACCGTCACGTTCTACATCGACGGTGTACCGGTCCACTCTGATGCGTCATCCCCGTGGACGTACACCCAGTCGTTCGCCGCTGTGTCGAACGGGAAGCACTACCTCCATGCCACGTCAACGTCGGCGTCGAAACTGCACGCCCAGTCCCCAGTGGTCACGGTCACTGTGGCGAACCAGGCAACGTGGGCCAGGTTTGATGGTGTGATCGGACCGCAGGGTTGCGCCGCGATTGCGGACCTGTCCGCCCTCAACGCCCTGTCCCCGAAGCCCGTCGCGCAACCGGTCACGGCGTGGGACGCCCACACGGACTGGTTCGTCACCCTGGTGGACGCCTCTAAGGCGTACTGGAACGGCTCGACCTACGTTGTGGACGCCCGCTAAGGAGCCTGATGGCTGACGTGAATGCGTGGTTCCCACCGGGGCTGTCGCAGGAGGACCGGGATGCGCTGTTAGCCGCGTACCCCGGTGACCCGCACGCCGCAGCCGCTGACGCCTGGTTCGACTACGCGGCAGGGTTGGACTCGGCAGCATCGGTCACCTCCGTGTCCACTGGGGCGCAGTCCGTGACCTACGCTGCCGGGTCGTCCCCGTTCGCTGTCGCCACCGGTAGGGGTGACTGGCACCTGTCCCGCGCCCACGCCAAGACGGTGAAGATCGCGGGCACTGTGGAGTCGTTGCCGTTCGGTGAGGTGACCGAGGAAGTGAACGAACTCGTCTACGCCGAAGACGACTGGGATCACGGCACCATTGAGACGGCGTACTTCCCACCCGTTGGGGGCTGACCGTGTCCGTGCTGCTACCCACCGGGATGGCGACCCGCACCCGCCCCACCCCCGTTGAGGATGAGCACGGGTGGGTGACGAACCAGTCCACCGGGGCGCCGTTGACGTTCCCCTGCAACCTGCAACTGAACTCCGGTACCGCCGCTGTCGGCGCCGGGGAGGGTGGTGGGGCCGGACCGAACGCCCCACGGGTGGTGCAGGACGGGGTTCTCTACTGCGACGCCACCACCGATGTGATGCCCGGTGACACGATCACCGTAGGCACGATCGTCTTGACGGCCCGCCTGACCCGTGTCCTCGTTGACCCGGCAGGGTTGGGGAACGACTGCCTCGTGGTGGAGGTGGAAGGCTGATGGCG